GCGTTATTAATGCCCCATTCGTTCTGATAAGCTAACGCGCTATCAATCACCACGTAATGTATAAAATCAAGAATGGCATTGTTATTCATACCATAGCAAGTTAGTTCAACAGTATCGAGACACCATTGATCGCGGTTGCTATCTTTATCAATATGTGGCCGTTGCATTAATGGCTTAGTGTCCATCACCTCGACACTAATAAATGGCGGCCTTAGATTCTGATAACCGCGATAAGCAGGATATACAGGTGCTAACTTATTTAGACTTAACCAGATTGGCAATGAGTCTGTAACAATCTTAGAGCTATCAAAGTAAGTCAAGTCATCTATAATCTGACTACGCATAATCGGATTAATCGCCTCACCTGTGTAATGGTATAAGCCCGCCTCGGTGTAATAACTACCGCGTTGACTAAATGACCATTGCATATCGTTCCATGTGCCAATCAATAACTCGTTTTCGCCTATCTCGTTAAAATCATCTAAATCTTTGTCAGTGGTAAACGTTACAAAATTCTTACCGTAAACCTGAGTATTTTCCTGTACGTTGTTAGTCGTGTAATGTAGCGAGCCTTGCACAGTAAAATCATCACCTGAACTAATTACCTGCTGTAATGTGTTCAATGGAATCGTACCAATACCAAACGAGTTTAACGCGCCATTAGGATTATTAATCAAACTTTTCTTAATCCAAAACACGAAACCATCAACCGGCAAAACAAAACGACGGTAGCGAGAAAACTTGATTTCTCGCAAACGGTCAAGCGAGCGTAAACCCTCTTTTAAAGCCGAGTTTAGCGGTGTAGTACCAACGCCCTCTTGAACGCTCATTTGATTTCAACCCATGATTTAAAAGATTGCTGATATAAGCCAGTATCTATAAAAGACGGTCTTGAACCGCGCTTTTTGCCTTTCTTGCCTTTCTTGCCAGTGTTATAAACGTCCTTAAAACGATGACTCACTCCCGCTTCTGCTGCTTTGGTGGGTGCTGAGTATTTGCCAAAATTCGCATTATCCATAAACCGTTCATCTAATGAACGCCTAAACAATTTATCAATGTTGTTACACGCATCATTAAACAATGTTGGCGTTTTACCCTCTAGCGAGTCCTCAATAAATAAAGCTAAGTCTTTTTCAAGCTCTTTGGCTATCTCTTGACTCTTTTTATAGGCGAAATACTCCATAATGGAATAATTATCCTCAAGGATTTGCGCCACGTCACCGGTTGTCGTGCCGTTATTAGAGTAAGCCATTTCTTCAACACCTAGATTAAGCATAATAGCCATTAGCTAATACCCCAACTATTTGAGCATTGTTGTGCTATTTCCAGATAACGACGCCCGTATTTGGTCTTTAATCGCTGTAAGTCGCTTAATGTCAATTCATTAAATTGGCTAGGTGCTTGTAACGATTGGCTAGTACCAGCGTCACTAGAGCTGGTAATAACGCCCGATACAAAGCCCACACAATCAAACGATGCTCTTAAATCCGCAAACAACGTATATGGCGCTACATCTGGCGCGTAATTAATAAGATAATCGGCTGCTAGGTTATAAACAGCCGTATCATAAACGAGCGAACTTATTAACTTGATATTCTGATTAACAACGGCAATCGCTAATTGATAGGATTGATTAATAACGGGGCTATCATCTGGCAAGAATACCGGACTTATCGCCATGTCATTACGTATAAAGCTCAGAAAACCAGCTAAATCGCTCATCCCTTAATTACCTCTGCTACTGCTTCGCCTGTATCAGCATCATAAACGCGAACGCCTGAACCATCTTTCATCTTTTTACCGGTCTTTTGCTCTGCGGCCTTAACCACCGTTGCGGTTGAATCCGCAAGCTGATTATTAGCAATTTGCTGAGCGGTATCGCGGACCAAATCCACACCAATTTGCACACTGTCATAATTGATTTCTTTATCATGATAAACCAGCGGCGTTTTGATATTAATGTTGTCTTTACGATAGCCGGTAAACTCAGTTAATGAACGACCGCCATAAATGCGTAGGTGTTCAATAACTGCTTTTTCAGCATCAACGGGCAAATTAAGCTGCAAAGTGCCATACGGATTAATTACCCGTAAAAGCGGCTGCGATTTTTCGGGCAAGCGCACACGCAAGGTGTAGGTTTGCGGTCTCAAATTAGCTACATACAATGTCATATTTATTCCTGACTAAATTAGACGAATTAAGGATTTTCAGCTAATGCACTGATAAACGTAATTGCTTCTGGACGGATACCCCACGCTGGGATAATCTTTTGTTCAGACATAATTTCGTTGTTATCCAGTGATAAAGGCACCGTTTTGAATACAGGTTCTGGTGTATCACACATTTGTACAATGTTAGCGCTAATGTTTGGTTGTAACGATGCAAACACGTTGGTATTAAACGCGTTATCTGATTGATCGACCAATTCAGGAATACATAGGATAATACCATCCGTGCCGCCGTCACCTTTGCCAATTAATGTGTTATCAACGCCGAATTCAATATCTTTGCCGTTCCATTGCAAAACCGCTTGTAATGAACCCTCAACAGAGTTAGAGCCTGCGCCCTCGCGTTGATAGCTAGTTAATTGCACGATACCAGTGGTTAGCTTGTTCAATAATCTAACTGGCATTAATGCAGCCAAACGCACTGGTGCGCCGCTGGTAAATGTTCTGGCGGTTAAGTCATTGATACGCTGTAATAACCATGTCAATAATTCGCCATTGTCATAGTCAATCCATCCCGTGTTGCCGTGTGAATCGGCTGGTAATGACTCGGGAAAGATATTAGGAGCGTTTAAAATGCCCTCGTTATTAGAAGCATTAACACCATACAAAGCCGCGTCACGAATGCGCTCAAAGTGTGATTGTTTCAGTGCCAACTTAATAGCTTGTTCCAATGAAACATTCCAAGTACCCGCCATAGCTACATCGTGGCTATCATATTCGGCTTTAGCGCGGATAAAGTAAGTTGGAATCGAACGCATTTCAGGAATAAACTCAGCGCCCATAGGTAAACTATTAGCTGGGTTTTGCGAAATGACGCTGTTAGCTTTCATTTTCAAGCTATTCATGTAAACAGCTACATCAGTAGTGTTTAAACGCGCTTGAACATTGCCGCCACCTAATAGCGTAGTAAAGCCAGATACTAGCGATTGCTGAACCACCATGCCCGGCATGGTATAGCTTGGCTGTGCTTGAATTTTTGCAGTAAATAAATTAGCCATTGTTTAAATCTCCACTTCTGCGACTGAACCAGTTGCCCACGTTGCATTGCCTGTTAGCGCGTCATAGCTGACTAAGTAGCTATTTTGATGCACCGCTAACACTTTAACCGGTAAAGCAGTAGTTGCGAACGCGATAATCTGATTAGCAGTGAAATCCCAACTGACCGCCGTGCCGATTTGCAGTGTAGTCAAATCTAGCGCCGGATCAATTGGCACATAAATACGGACTTGTGAACCTAGTCTAAAAATCTGGCCATCTGTCCCCGCTGGAATCACTGGAACAGTGTTATCGGTTGACACTAATGCACTATAAGTCTGGGCATTAACACTAAAACCGGTTACGTTGGCATAAGCTGTAGCGCGTGTAACTGTGTTAATAGCATTCTCATCAGCACTTAACTTTTCAGTAATTGGAACGCCGCCCCACATGGGCAGAGTTTCAGTAGCCGCCACTTTAACCGCAACTAAACGAGTCTTTGCGACACCATCGGCAGCATAACCGCCTTGAACAAATCCTTTCGAGTCACTAACAAATGTGCCTTGAAAGTTGTTACTTGAATATGGGTTTACATTCATTAGTAATCACCTCTCTGAATTAAATGGCCTACACGTGTAGGAATGCGAAACTCGGCAAACGCTTGACTGTCCACCATGCCTTGCACGCGCTCTATGGTGCGACCGCCCTCAACAGTTTTAAGCCACGCCCCTTTGCCGTTGTTACGTGGCAGTCTACTAGCGGCCACAACTGAATCCGCGCAAATCTGTTTAAAGGCAATATCTAACGCGGTATTGTCGTTAATCGCGTCCAGATTCACGCCTTTATACATTGCGCTATGTGATTGATAGGCCTTAGCGACTCGACGCTGGAAACTGTCCGCTTTTTCACCGCGCATTGCGTGCTTGACAGAATCGCCAAACGCTTGCGCTACTTTATCGGCTTCGTTTTCAGAATCAGCAACTTTTGCTTTCTCATCATCTGTCAATTCTTGCGGTTCTTTCATTTTGTCCTCGATAGCGCCTAAACGACTAGTTAAGCCCGCTTTGTCTTGTTCATCAGCTTCGGCTTTAGCCGCAACAGATTCTTGCGTACTACCTAAACTAGCGCGTAATTCGTCAAGTTCATGTAATTGCTGCTCTGTCAGCTGCTCTGTCAATTGTTGTTGCTTGTCAATTAAAGCAAAAAGCCTATCGATGTCTGCTTTAGAAACTGACACGCCGTCCGCGTCTGTTGCCACCGCTGGAGCTTCTGCTGCTGGAGCGGGTGCAGGTATTTCCGCGTCTGCTTTGGCTTCTAAATCTGGAGTGTTTTCATCATCCATTTTTAAATCCTCGTTGTTAATTAAAATACCGTTGTTTAAGTCATCGCCTTTATTCCACACGCCCTCGTTACAGATTGCTACATGGTCAAGAATTAGCGGATTGCCCTCAACCAACACAGTCATGTTATCGATAGCAATGCGTTTTTGATTTTCTTTAGCGAGTATGAAAGTAGGGGACGTTGATAAATTGTCATCTATCATGGATAGCGCCGCGTCGGTATCGTAAATCCGCGCTATGCCCCAAACCTCATTATTATTGACATAGGAATAAATAATCGTTCCTATGATGTGATCTTGAAAATTATCGTTAGTTAGAATATCACCGTCTGGATGATTAAATATAACAGGTGCGCCATTACATAATTGAATAGCGTCATCCGTTAGGTATTTAGCCGGATCGCGGAATACATACTCGTTCCATTTCTCACGAAAAGCCGCACCCGTGCCAGTAATCCGCAAGGCAAACAATACCGCGTTTCCGATAATTTGCGGACTTGGTAGCTTGTTTAGTGATATGGCCTTAGCGACTTCTAACTCGTTCATTTAATGACACATTCTTTACATCTTTAATCGGTATAGTTGGCGCATTTTGCCTAATAACGCCTATTGTTATCAAATAACAAATAACCTCATGCTCATTGTTGCCCGCAATGACTTCTAGGCCGGTTAAAGGGCATTTATAAATATATGGTGAGTTATTATTCATCTATGTAATGTTATAACATAACAGTCATTTAACGCGATTATACACTAGTTTACTGATTAACAATGATTTTATTATTGCTAATAAAGCATTAATCCTTTTATGTGTATAGGCTTCATTAATGGCTTTATAAATTTATTACCGGATTTAAACTTAAACCGCGAAACGTTTGTAAAATCTGACCAATAAAAACTATTTTCCATGTACCCACATCTATATTGTTTCCGTAAGAATCGGTCATATTTAATAAATGGCTCTTTATTAGCTTTTCTTAATCTAAGCCGCTGACTTGTTAGCAACATAAGCTACACCCTTGTTAGTTAATAATTCACTTGGTAATCGTTTAATGTTAAATATGTATTTACCATAGCACCGACAAAACACCGCCTGTCCGAAACCATCGGCTAAGTCTTCATAATAATCGCCTTTCACTAAGCCGGCCTTGTCTGCCCAACTATCCTTAATTAAAAAGGTCTTGCCGTCCAGCTCTTTGTGATCTTCACGATAATTATAATTTTTCTGTCTCCAATGGCTATTCCATTCAACGGCAATGGCGCCATTATCCACCGCTACTATATTATTTACATTGGCTATCAGCTTATGTGTTTGGTCAATAATTACTCGACGCTCAACAAAATCAAGCTGACTTAATGACTTTTTAATATCTTGTTTAACTTCAGCTTTACCCTCAACAATACCACCGCCCGCCGGAATGGATGTAGACCAACCTATAAACCGCTGCAAGGTGTCATTCACTGCGGTTGTACGGTTCAACTTAATCAATGAAGCACTGGCAATAATACGACGGTCTAATTCGTTATAAAGACGTGGCGGTATATTGGCTTTGGTAAACCGCTTAATACCCATGCCTTTAAATGCATTGCTTGCGGCATTTTCCATCTTAGGCATTAATGATGCTTTGATTCGTTGTTTTAAATCAATGTCATTAATAACGCCCGTCCGCTCAATAGCAATGGTTAATTCTCTTACCCATCGCTCTATGCGTTCAGGCGAGTCATAGCCGTGTATTTCAAGATCACGTAAAGCGGCTGTAAGGATTTGTTGAGGTGTCATGGTCTAATTTGCTAATTTTTTCTTTAATTCTCTAAATTCATTTATTTTTTCATTTGGAATAGGAATATATCCCGCTTGTTCGCCATAAACAGAATGGCCAACAATAACTTGCATCATTGGCTTTACAAAAACGCTATCACTATCATCAACGCCATTAATGTTTATTTTCTTAACTCTGTATATAGTACCCTCCTTTGATTTTATAATATCTCCTACTTTGGGTATTTTCTTAGAAAAAGCAGTTTTTAATGATGCTGAATTTACATTACCTTTTAAATTAAAAGTGCCGTATTTCTTAGAATCCCCGCTTAACTCTAATTCTTTTTCATCTCGTTTATTTACAGTTTCTCGTATTTTGGCGTTTGCCTTTCTTAACGCTTCGTTGCGTTGTGAATAATCGCTTATGTCGTGAGTTTTCTCGCGTTCCTTTAATGCTTGTTCTACATCTGAATTTAATTTAGAAACTTCATTAGCTAATTCCTTATTTTCGCTTTGTCCTGCCTTTCTATACTTATCCACTCCCTCTCTAAGCTTTCTTGCTTGTTCCTGCAATTCAGGACTATCTTTAAAAGCCGCGTATGATTCTCTTTTAGCCGCCGCTGCTTCTAATTGCTTAGCGGTTCGCTCATTCACTTCAATTTGTGCTTTTGCTTGTCGTTTCGCTTTGTTATCCATTAATCGCTTTTGATTGGCTTCTAATTGAGCAATAGACCGCTCTTTTTGCGGTTGCTCAACATTGACAGGTTTGCCGCTGGTTTTCTCTAGCCAGTCCTTAGCGGCCTTTTCTGTTTTAAATGTTTTCGACTGTGAACGAGTCAAGGCTGTATATTCGCCATCACTGGTTAAATACATGCCACGCTTAACCGTGCCGTCATTGTCCTTTTCTTCCATGAATGTATGGGGCTTAGTTCTTTTGGTTTCGCTTTCTGTCTGTTTTTTCTCTTTAGTTATCGGCTCGGCATTTTTCTCATTATATACCGTGTTACCGCGACTATCCTTAGTAAAGCCAAGCGTTTTAATAAATTCATTTTCTTCTAATGATGACGATTTAGGGTTGTCAGCTCGAAACTTTGATATTTTATTAGCTAATTCATCAACTTTTGCTTCACTAGCATTTTTAATATAATAGATATTCGCGTAATGGCCTTTAATAACAAATTGTTTAGCTTTGTCTACACTTTCATCTTCTTGTGCTGTTGGCACGTCGTCAAAAAATGCATTTACTTCAACAATTCCTTTATGATTTGGCTGTGAGTAAAAATGCGTTTTTTTAGCCATACCCTCGCCACCATAAGGGTTTTGTATGTGTGAGTAACTCCATTTTTCTTCTGGAGCCGGACTCATTAAATTGCCATCTTTAAGCTTGGTAACTAGTTCTTTAAAGGCTTCTTTTCCGTGCTTATCGATAAACGCTCTTGCTTGCTCTTGGGCCTTTTCATGTGCAGTACCTTTTTGCCTAATCGTTTCAATTATATTATCCATGTCTGATTGTTTTGTATTTTTAGCAATTGACTCATGGCCTTTAGCGGATTCATCAAAATAGCCGCTTTTAACCGATACAAACGGTTTCCAGTCTTCATCTTGTTCTTCGTTATCATCATCAAGATTATGATTAACAATAACGCTATGATTGTCTTTAGTATAAATATCGGCATTTTCTGAAACAGAATGATCATAGCCTTTTCTCCCTAAATTGTAACCGATTGCATCAACATAATTAGAAGCGTCTTCACTATCGTCAAATTCGTATCTAGTCGTTGTGCCGCTTGTGCCGCTAAATAAATCTGATTCTGGCGATTCATGCGTTGTTGTGTGCTTCATGCTCAATTCATAATCATAATCTGATTTATTAGGCTTATCCAGTGGTTCGGGAGCAAAGCTATTTTGTGGCGGTGTAGGTTTTTGATGTAGCTTCACACCCCACTTATCTTTTGCAGCTTTGTCTTTTTTAGATAATGCGTTGTAATCAGCTAAATCCTTTTTATATTGTTCCTGTGCAGCTTTTTCTTGTTTTCCCCTGTCTCCTTTGCTTTTCCAATAGTCCGCTATTTTCTTTTGCCTGTTTTCATAAGCTGATAAATCATTCTTATAGTCAGAGTATTCAAGTCTTTCTTGTTTTGCCTTAGTAAAAGCCTTACCAGTTATCGAGGCATGGCTTTCCTTATCACCTTGTTTCTTAATATCAGAAACTTTTAAACCGTTAAACTTACCACCAGCCCCCGCTTTTATATTCCCTTGCCCATCTAAAAGAACATGACTACCGCCACCATCGCCATCTTTTTTACTGCCACCATTTAGCGTTATCCATTTATCGGCATCCGCTCTAATCGTTAAGCGTTTTAAGTTAAGTTCTGCAAGTTTTAAACGTTCTTGGAAGTTCATATTAATTACCTGTTAATCAAACAAGGTTTAATCTATGAGACGTAATTCTAGCGCTCACATTAGCATCCGCTTGTGGTTCTAAGCATTTAAAATAATGCTGTTTAGAATCAAATATATCACCTTTTAATTGAAGAAAGTCAATCGCATCTTTTGCTGAAAGCTCAATTTCATAAGAAGCTTCTAAATAATTACCTTGATAGCCATAAAGTAACGCCCGCTTATTTGCCCAAGTCTCTAACATTTGATATGCAAGCGGAGCTATTATTAAATCTTTAAAATTTTGATAATGATTATTTATTAAATATTGAGCTTGAGCGTGATTAATTTCACCGCCTGTTAATATTAGTTTCATATAAGATTTACTCGGTATGGTGTCATTCTAGCACTCACACTAGCATCCGCTTGTGGTTCTAAGCCGCCCTGTTCTGGCTGCCCTTGTTGCATCATCATTTGCTGTTGCTCTGCTTGGTGTTGTTCATAGCTATCGAAATCTAACTCTAATTTATTAGGAAACAAATCTTTAGCTTCGTTAATAGTTGCTTCATAGAATTGCAAAAACCGCGCTTGATTAGTTGTATCTAATTTATCAAATACAGCCGTCATTAAATCATTGACAGCTTTAAATTTTGTCTCAGATATTCTAACCTTTTCGCTTTCCGGCTCTTTAATCAACGATTCCCATTCAAAGCTAAAATTATCACACCATTCTTTAATAGCCACCGCGTAAGATTTATTCCCATACTCGGCTGGATATAATGATTGTATAGTTGCATAAAACTCTGGAGTCCATGCTGCTTTACGGATAATTTTATCCATCCAATCATAAAGCGTTTGATGTTTAGCTCTAAAGTTATCCAGATAAGCTGCGATTTCTTTGGCGTCTTCTGAACCCTCGCCAAAGCCAGTGGCAAACGTTTCAGAAAGCAACAATTTAGCTGGCATTTTATCCGCACTAGCAATGTTTTCAAGGATGTTCTTACGAGCGGCATTCATAGCACCATCTAAATTATTTAAATTCAGCGTTTCGATGCTATCTTCTAGGCCTATCTCTAGCACGTTACCGGTTGATGCGCTTTTCAGCCATGACCGTTTAATAGCGCCAATCTTACGCATCATTTCGTCTATGATTGAACCATTCTTTTTGGTCTTTTGGATTAATACACCCGCCTTTTGTGCCACCATGTCATCTGCTATCATGGTATTGATAAACGATTTTAATGGATAGATAGCCCGGGAATAAACAGATCGGCCAGTAAAGCCAAACGCGGAAACCGTCCAGCTTAGGTAAATAGGGCATTCATTAACCACTTGAAATGTCCTATCATGATGATAGCGTTTACCTGCCACCATCACGCCCGCTATTTCTTGAAAATCGTAGTCGTTTGGATTTTGTGTTAAAACGCCCGTGCCGCTGGTGTTTAATGGGTCTAGCGCGTTAAATGTAAATTCCCGCTGCTGGCACAATTCCCAGTCCATTGACTGATCAGGCTTTATGTCCTCATCCCTAAATACGACTGCTAATGAACCTGTACCATAAATGCGACTATTCCGCACGGCTGATTCTATAGCTCTATCACATTTAAAGTTTCGCCATGTTTCCTCGAATTGTTCAATAACTTCATTCGGTGCATCTTGTATCAGGATTTCGCGTTTAGTTAATAACGCTTTCTCAATGGGCAAATCAACAAGCTTTGCACCTAGTGGATGCTTTAAATAGATTTCTTTACAGAGTTGATAGGATAATGTAGAGCCAACTTGTACATCATCCAAAGCCTGTTGTAATGTTTGACCGCCATTAATGGTAAGTTCTGCTGCGTACATATTATTTTAGATAGTCTAGTAGTGAAATGCCGATTGCATAACAAAAGGTATCGAATAAATCATCTGTTTTATTGTCTACACCTAATTTAAAATTAACTATTTGAGACAATAAATGATTTTTAGTCATGCCTTTTAGTGTAACAACCTTAGTATATGCTTTTTCAGATATTTTAACATGATTATTAAATACTTGGCCGCTTACAGCGATTGCACGTTCTGTTTTGCCAATAGACACAAAATCACTGGGCAAGGCTTTTGCTTCTATATTTTCCAACTGGCATTGTTGTAGCAATGTTGAACCGCTTGATTTGTCTTCAATAAATAACGAATAACCGTTAATTGATTTAATAACATTGGTTGTTAAATCAATTAAATGTTTGTTAACACTCGGCAACCATTTTATTAATAATGCACTATCAATCGAAACGGCGTCATAATCTAAAATAATCAATTTTGGCTCTGGATATTTAATAAACGCATAATAGCTTACGGCTGTACTATCATGATCGACGCCTGATTTTACAGCCGTATCAATGATTGCGAACACATAAGCACAATGCTTAGGTAATTCTATAGGCTTACCGTCAATTAATAGGTTTTCTTCACTGAAATAATTACCGCCTAATGGGATTGGTCTTTGCTGATATAAGGCGGACCAAAAGTAATTGCCCATTGTTTGTTGAATTTCCAACAGTTTTTCTAATGGGTGCAATTCTGGGACTAATGGCTTATTGTCTGCTGAAATAGCGGGAAAGTTTAAATGTTTAATTCTGTTAGAAACATCCTTTTCTAAAATCATTCCTGTTAGGTCGTCTTCTGCCCACCTAGTTGCCATTATAATATGGCCGCTACATTTAGATAATCTAGTTAAAAAGGTAGAAATATACCATTGCCAAATAGAAAGTTTAACCGTATCGCTTAAGGCTTCTTTATGGTTCTTAATAGGATCGTCAATAATGCCAATATCAACACGTCTTCCTGTTAAGCCGCCACCAACGCCAACGCCACGATAAACGCCTTTTTCGCTTACTTCAAAGGTGTTAGCGTTTTGCTTAGCTTGAACGCCTTTTTTCTTTTCGCCTAGCGTTACATTTGGAAATAGTCGTTGATATTCATCTTTTGATATTATTTTTTGAACGTCGCGACCCATGTCGCTGGCAATTGTTGCGTTATATGATGCGCCTGCAACAGAAGAGTTATTGTATTTACCAAATATAAAAGCTGGCAAATATCGGCTAACCATTTCTGATTTTCCGTGTTGCGGTGGAGCTGCCAATACTAATATAGGACGCTTCCCGGCAATTACATCATCAATAAATAATTGCAACTCTTTGCAAACAGTTCGGCTAAAATCTGATTCTATATAATCAGGATTTATATATTTGATAAATGCCGCTAATTCTTTTCGCGCTTTTCGACGCGCTAGCAATTCTTTAGCTGCTTTTTGCGATAGACTCAAGCTGTGCATCTGTTAAAGTAACACTTGCAGTTGAAATCGCCCCACCACCCGCTCCACCAATTTGAAGCCAAGTGGTAT